AAAATGATCCTTTTCTTAAAGCAGCTTCTCTAAGTCTACCAAGTTCTGCAATGTGACCTTCGTAAGTCACTTCATGTTTTTTAATTCTTTCTTCTCGTAGTTCACCAATATATTTTACAACAAGTGGTGAGTGTCTTGGATTTACAAGTTCTGATGCTTCTACTCTGGCACGTTTTGGTGAGTATCCTGCCTTCAAAGCTGCTTCTGTTTGTGTGAGTGGTCCATGTTCGTCACCAAACACAAGCAACTCTGCAAATCTCATTTGCATCTCTGTTAGTCTTTTTGGTAGTCCCATTAATTCATTGCCTCTAGTTTACAATCCCAACACATATCTAATCCTGCGTTGTGAGACTCCCAAGTATTAAATCCTCCACAAGTCCCTTGACACCATTCGTTAGGACGACTCCAAACATCTGCACGGATTGTTTCGTTATCAACGCCATGCTTTCTCATCTGTTTAGCTTTTTCGATTTTAGCTATTTTTACCTCTAATAAAATAGCAGAGTCTGGATCTTCATATTGCGCGTATTCCAACTCTTTCTTTAATTGTTCTATTTTTTGCATAATACTCCTTTACTATGTTTATTGACTTTTTAAGGTAACCATCCTATAAAGTCAATAATGTTTGTTAAACATCTACAGGAATACTTAGAACAATTTACGGTTATCAGAGGAAAGAAAACTACTGGTATTGGTAACGCTCGTATCTATATGCAAGTCGGTCATCACTTGGAAGAGATAAAAAGAATTGAAGTGCAAGAGTCAAATATTATTGGACAGAATACGATTCGTGTTGTATTAAAACCAGAGAGTCAAAAGATAATTATCGCTCCTAAAACACCAGATTAGAAAGCCCTAGTTACCTTGAAACCCGAGCGAAAATTATATGCA